AACTGCATCAACTGTAGTCATTAAGTCACGTGTTCTTACCTGCTTATAAAATCCTGCAACAGAGTTTGCAACATGAGTCATAGGATCTGCACCTGTTAACTCTTTTGTAAAGTCTTTTGCTTTCCAAGCTTTCATTCTCTGGATTAACATGCAAGTCTGTTTCTTTCCTGTTATTTCAACAGGTGTATTGTTTGTTTCTCCATCGTTGTTCAAAGCCTGTGAGTCTTGTTCATCAATCGGTGTATAAAAAGGAATTGTTGCAACGTTTCCTTTTTCTCCGATTAAGTCCATGATTGTATTGTCCTGTGCTAACACACCAGATGCAATAATCGCATCATTCCATGTTGGGTTTTCTGACATAAACTCAGCGAAAACCTCTGGGTCAAAATCAAAACCACCAAATGATCCTGTTCTTGGCATAAAAAAAGTCCTTTCTACCCTAAATAAGAATAGATAAGGACTTATCTTTGTCCCATCTACCTACAACTATTAAGGGATTTTTAGGTTAGCGGCTCACTTCCATATTGTGAGTCGGTATTATCTATCTGTCATTTAATAAGGTTGCATAGTAGTCTGGGTCCTCTGCCTTAAGCTTCATTCTGTCGTCTAAAGACATTTCCCTTAACTTCTGTGTTCCCTTTTTCTGCTCTCCGCTGTTGAACTTAGTCGTAAAGCTTGGGATATTAGGAGCTGGTGATTTCTTTTCGTCAACCAAGATGTTCTCAATTGGTTTCCCATCTTTAGTAGTAAGTTCTTTAAATACATCTTCTGCATTTTTCCCATTCTCTTCTTCTAACTTCTGAATCATCTGGGAACGGATAGAGTCTTCTGTGATTGCATTTACAAATTTTTTATCAGATAAGAAATCTTTTACCTTGTCTCTTAACTCTGTCTGCTTAGCTTCTTTTGCTCTTGCTTCTTTTTCGTCTGCAAGCTCCTGTGTTAATGTTGTAATCTTAGTATTAAGACCGTCAACATCTTCTTTCTCTAATTCTGCTAATCTGGTCTGTGCATCGTCTAAAGATGTTTTGTATTCATCTTTTTTCTCTACCTGTTTATTATAATCAGCTACAGTCTTATAATTTTCGGCATGTCTTTTTTTAAGCTCTGCCTTTTTCTCTTCTGGGATTTCGATTCCTAATTCTGCTAAAATCTGTTCGTAATTCTGCATATATATCCTCCTACATTGTTTGTATACCGCTATGTCTGCGGTAATGGATTAAGACTTATATACCTAAGTCAAGGTAAAAGAAATGTGGGGACTTGAACCCCACTCGAGCCTCGAACTCTTTTCCTGTTGTCGTGTAACCAAAAACGCTTAAAAAACTCTGTACTTACAAGGAGGCTGTGGCAAATCTGCATAATTCCTACATATTTATTGTAAACCCTAAAATATGCCGTTTCAATACCCTCTTTTTTTACATTTCCGCAAGTTTCTTTATCTGTCGCTGTATCTCTTTTCTCTCGTCCATAAAGTCAGAATCAATAACCATAGAAGAAAGCATATCATACACTTCCACCATCAATCTACCGACCGATTCCATAAGCTTATCACGGTGTCCTTGATCTCCGTTTTCTTTGTATGCCATTTTAGCACTTAAGTAGTTGTCATACAATGCATCTATATTTTTATCATACTTGCCATTGCTGTACTTCTTAATAAGATTCTCTCCTGCATCCATGACGGTTTCCGCTATGTCTCCATGCTCCATCTTTTCCAGATTGCATAATGTTGTTGTAATCTTATACATTGCATCAAGATTAGATGTTGTGAGCTGTTTTAATGCTGAGTTTTTTTCTCTTTCTAGCTGTTCTTCCAGAACATGTTTGATTTCACTCATAATTTGACCCCCTTAAGCTTCTTTTTGTATTTCTCATGAATGCAGTCCTGTGTCTCTGTAATATACACCATGTCGTATCCTACAGAGATTAGATCAGTAACCATCTTTTCAACTGTTTCTAGCTCTTTAGATACGTCTTTTACCAGACATTCTACAAATAGTGCATCCGATACGTTTCCGTTCGTTCTAAGTTGCTGTGCGTACTTCTCATAGGCTTCTTTTGTCTCTTTCTCCCAGTTGTGATACTCTATAAAGCCATCCTCTACGGCTTTCTGCTTTGTGGATTTTCCGATACTTAGTCTACTGGCTGTATACCAAGAGTCGGGAATCACTTTTATAGTACCGCTAAAAGAATCTTTTAAAAGCTTGCCGTGATGATCTACAAAATACCTGCATACTTCACGTCTCTCCAAGCTTTCTGTAAGAAACTGGTATTCATGTAATCTTTTGTAGCCTTTCAAACCTAAGAAGTTGAAATAGTCTGCCATTTGACCGTGTATCATCATAGCCGCTACATATCTTTTGTTGATCTCGTCAAAGATATCTTCTGTTTTTGTTACTTCAAGATTGTTTGTAAATTCAATCATGATCGCACCTCCTTAAGAGATACGCTTTATAATAATATTCGCATCTTTTACTATTGCCGCTGTTGTTCCTACATTTCCGATGCTTACGATTAAGCTACCGCAAGATGGTACAGTTACAACCGTTGTTGCTCCCACGTTCTGAAATGTGTTCGCTGTAACTACTGTATAGTCCATTTCTGTTCCACCAATAGCTTCTCCGTTAAGCTCTACAGCAAGTGCCGTTGCTCCTGCTGCATTAGCGGATACATTTCCGTTAAATTCTACCTCTACAGTCATAGGACAGTTTGATCTATTCGTTAACGTAAACAGACCAGACCCCTCTACATGATTCAGCCACCCATAATTACAAGTACAACGTCTGCTACTATATCGTGTATTCGCAAATAGTACGTTTGCACCACTGTTTACATCCTGCTGTGCTACATTTACCGCATTTAACATAATTTTCCCTCCTAAACAAAAATAGGATGCCGAACCCGACACCCTATCGTCAATATATTGCTAGTCTACTTAGTAGATATGGATTCTTCCAACAAGCTTGATTTATTTACACATTTACACTTCCGCAGTTGCAACCACCGTATGCATACCCATTATAGGATACATAAGGACTTGCTGTAATGTATGCAGGTGTTGGGAATGGTCTAACAGCATCCACAATGTTCTTAGTCTGTGATACCTGCGAAATCTGGAAGTTAGATAACTGTAAGTCTCTATCTCTGTCCGCAAGTTTATCTCTAAGATTCTGGATTGTGTTGTCCTGCATCAACTGGCGTGTAGCCTGTCCGTCTGCGAGGATTGTTTCCTTAATATCACAGCAACACTGTGCCATCTGTGCCTGCATATTCTGGGCCATTAAAGCCGCATCATAGCGGTTCTGTAACACTTCTTTCTGTGTTTCACAGCAACAAGCCTGCTGTTGTGCCTGCATCTGCTGTAATCCTAACTGTGTTGTGTATCTGCTTTCTAATACGTCTCTCTGTGTCTGACAAGCTGTATTAGATACGTTCTGGTTTGTATTGAAAATATCTCTCTTAACAAACTCATCGGATAAGAAAGCATTTTCGCCTGCGGTCGTTGCGGTATCGTTATTTCTTCCCCATCCGTTACCACAGAAAAGGAAAGCAATTAAGATAATCCAAATCCACCAACCACCGTTGCCGAAGCCGTTATCATATCCGTCATTTCTTGTCACTGCCGCTACATCTGCCGCAGTGAGTCCCATTGCTTCATTCATTGTTGTTGTCCTCCATAAATTTATTTACCAAGCTGTGCACCGCTTAATATCTATTTGTTCACTTTGTCCACAATATCCTGTGGATTCATGCCCTGCTGTTGGCATAGGCTATTAAACACTTCTTGTGGGTTCTTTCCCTTGCACATTTCCATTGCCTGCTTGATCGCAGGGTTTGTCTGTGCCATGCTCTCAACCATAGACTGCGGATTGTTAGACCCTCTTACCATGCCCATTACCTGCTGTACCATTTGCATAGGGTTGTTGTTTCCTATCATACCGCCTATCATGTTCATTAAAGGATTACTCATTGCTTAACTCTCCTTTCTCTGGTTGCTCTCCTAGCTTTGCTAGAAGTTCTTCAAACTCTGTTCTTGTAACATATCTATTATCATAGTTTACATTTTGTTTTTGGGCGTTCTGCGTGGCTTCTGGCGGTATCTCCTCGAATCTAAATACCTTAAAAGTTGCACTGCCCATTCCATCTACACTCTTTACATAAAAGAAAGGTGCGTTGTTATCCATCATCCATGCTGTAGCCCCTGGCTGTACGATCTGGTTCTTTGCTCCCTCTATGCCTGCAACTTGTATCCAATTAACATTCTGTGTTGGAACTTGTGTCTCTGGCATTGGTTTATTGTACTGCTGTTGCATTTGCTGTAACTGATTTAGCCTATCCTGCAACTGCATTGTATCCTGCTGATACATTGGTGCATAAGGATTATAGTTATATCCGTTCACTCTTCCACCTCCCTTTTATGTGTAAATTATCGCATTAAAAAAGAGACTCTAACAGGTCGTTAAAGTCTCATAAAAGTATCATATTAAATTAAAAAATTAGCACCATGATAGGGGTCATGGTGCTTGAACAATAAGGATAAGATTGAGGAACACCAATTGATGAAAAAAGGTGTCGTGTTGAAAAATGAAATTTAAACCAAAAAATTGAGGAAATTCAAAAATGATTTCTCATGCTCACAACAGTGAGCAAATGGAAGCAACAGGACTCGAACCTGTGACAGGTCGGTTATGAGCCGACTACTCTGACCAACTGAGTTATACTTCCACGGACTCCATTAGGAATCCACCGTGCTATATTACATAACAAAACAATAAAGAAAGGATTAAAGTATTATAACATGAAAAAGTATCTCCGAAACAAACCACTATCATTTAAAACTAAAAATGAAATCTTATAATAATTTATTCAACAACTTATCACTTGTTACATTTATATTGTATCATGGATTTTTGCCTTTTCAATACCCTCTTTTTTTACGCCTTTTCGTAAGTCTTTTCAAAGATTTCTTTCTTACATGGGTAGATTTCCCCGTCCACACCAGTTATAAGCATATCATCTTTTCCAAGCAACATATCTCCCTCTAATGTTGGAATGATATAGCGATCATCATCATATCTTTTGATAATATATCCATTGTATTCAAGTTCTATTGGTTTACCATATCCAATTTTTATAAGTTCTTCATATGTGATTGCTTCTATCTCAACAGGTTTCTTTACATATTTAGCCATACTTTCACTCCTTATTCAACAAACATCCAATCTTCTGCTAACATATCACTCTGTGATGCTAACCATCCGGGCTGTAACTTTTTATCAGCGGTTCTGAGAACTAGGCAATCATATACATATACTTTATTTTCTTCTGTACATTCTGGCTCTTCTGTAGGATTGAACTCTGATAAGTCTGCTTTTGTTCCAAACGCAAAATCAAAGCCACAAAATACATACATTCCTTTTCCGTTCCATCCTTTTCTTGCAACCCTTAAACCACGTTTCATATACTTTATAGCATCCCCGAAACTAAATGTAGCTTCTCCACCAAGCACAGGACAGTTATTTTCGTCTGCAATTACCCATTCATTGGATAAGATATTAGAAAGTGTGTACTCAACTCTCTGTGTTTCTCTAATGTCCAATAAATCTCCCTGCCCTTTATCAGTATCTTTCGGCCTGCATTGCATCATAACAGTTTCTTTTTTAGCATCCCAGAACCAGAAACCACCCCATGATGGAAGTTTTACTTTATCTCCTGCTTTCATTGCTTTAAATGCTTCTTTAAAATTCATTCTTTTTACTCCTTAACATACTCTAATAATCTTGTTATTAACTCTCCTGCTGATTCTCTTTGCTGTAGACAGACTTACGTTCATAAGCTCTGCACATTTATCCAGTGGTATATTCTTTGCCCGATACTCGAACAATGTTCTTTCAACATCTGTGAAGTTGCAATACGTACGGAACATATTTAGTTCGGGTACGGTAAAATCATATACTTTCAAAAGCAAACACCTCACTGTTTGTCGTGTGTTGTCAACGCATTTATCAGATCGTCTCTGGTTTTTTTTAGACCCTCAATGTTGTTTCCTGTGATCTTGTTCTCAATCAAATTAAACATGCTTTTCATGACTAGGTTCATATCATCACGTTGATTATTAATAGCACTGTAGTCACTATTTAGCTTTTGTTTAATTTCTTTAATATCTGTTTCTATAGAATCTATTCGATGTTTCAAATCGTCCGTAGGCTTCTTGTAATGCTTATAGGCAGTATATAAGACTCCTATCGCACTACCAATTGTTATAATCCACCCACAGGCTACCATAATTTTGTTTATAGTATCCATTATTTACCTCGTGCATTGTTGTATCGTGTCGCTGCACCTCGTGCTGAGGATGCTTGACTCCTGTTCCAGTCTGCCGTGTTTAGTCGTTCGTTCTGCTTCTTAAGATTGTTCTCTTCGCAGTAATCATTGTAGGCTTTGTTCTGCTTCTGCAATAGTGCCGCCTTTTTCTGATACTCCATGTCAAGATCGTGCTTTAAGGCTTCGTCCTTTGCATTATCCACAGCAGTTTTCATGCCGATTAACTGTCGTTTCGTCTTTCTAATACGTCTTTCAAGCTCTCTCTGTCGTTTCCGTTTCTCGTATTCTTTGCGATTCTCTTCGCTGTCGTAGTCCTCGAACGGATTGTTTATTCCATCCCCCGGACCGTGGGAGTGTCGGCAGTTTGCCCCATGGATTCCCTGCACATTCCCCATACCGCAGACACTAAACGGTGGGAATCTTGGGTCATTACCGCTTTTGCTGTAAAACTTGCCTTGCCACCAGTAATGATTGGTTAAGTTGTCTCCACCGTCTCCAATTCTTGCTCCTAAATGTGCAGACGTGAGAATTATATCCCAGTTCATCTCGTCCATGCGTGCATCCGTGATCTCTCCTGCCATCTGACTTACACCAGTGCGAACCGCTCTTGTAGTTGCTGTTTCTATGCTGTCTCTGTGTCCGCTAGTGTAGGTTACGTCTGCACCGCTGTTTATTATGTCGTTTACAGCTTCTTTAACCGCTTGTGTGTACCCTGTCGTACCGCTTGCAGTCTGTGTATATGCTTTATCCACTGCCTTAATGTAATTATCATGACAGGCGTTCGGCATCGTGCCAGTAAAGTTATACATCTCTCCCTTAGTCTTTTCATAATTCCTTTGCAACAGTCTCTGTAGATAAGGACTTTCCCCGAGTGGTGTTGGTTCAAGACCTGCTTTCTTGTAGATTGTATCATCCCATTCAAGAGCCTTGATTCCTGCTTCTTTCATAGTGCGTGCGATCTCTGCAATACTTATCTTTGTCGTTTGTGCTATCTCTGCCTGCACCGCTTGCAAGATATACCCTGCATCCTGCAATACATCCATCTGCCACTTGTCAATAGGAGTAAAAAGGTAATCTTCCCCACGTCCTAGCCTTATCATCATTCGCTCTATAATGACAGATACTATCTTGTTATGTAGTTCTTCTGCTTGCTTCTCTGCCTTTTCTGGCACATACCAGAGATAGGTAGGTGTTAACATAATCCCACCTGCCTATTCTTCTGGGTCTTTTACCATTAGTGCCGCATCTAGCATCTTCCCAACTACTGCCGCATCCGCAGGCTTGCCATCTTGCGATAATGTTTTGTCTGTTTCTGTACTGCCTGTAACTCCTTTTTTGCAGATGTTGTGCAACAGCTTTTCTTGTTTTGTAAATGGTTCGGGCAGTTTTACATCTTCGCCATTAAGGTATTCAAGGTATTTTTCAATCCTGTACTTTCCCATGCTTTCACTCCTCTCCGCTTGCACCGAATAAGTCTGGCTCTTTCGGTTGTGCTTCTTCTTCAAGTGCTTTTGCTTCTTCTTCACTGAATCCCTCAAATTTAACTAGATAGTACCAGAATGGAATCTTGTTGGAAGTAACATAGCTGTACCATCTCGCTCTATCTTCATCTTCGTTGTATGTAATGTCTCCAAAGTCATACACGGTTTCATACGGTCCTCTTGGTGCTAATTGATACAGATCAGCAAATATATTAAGTGCAGCTATTAAATCATCCATGCAGGCTTGTAATTTGTCTCTTACGTCCTTAACAAATTGTATCGTCCTCTGTTGCTCTGCTTCAACTCCTGTTGCTGTCTGGATGCCTGTCGTTTCGTTAAATACAAAGTATCCGTTGCTAAATCCGCATTTATATCCGATCTGAGACAACAGGGCATTGATTCCTGTCAATCGTGTATCTGTGTTGAGGCTTGGGTTTACCTCTTGATAAAATCCTTTAATGTCTGAGCTATTTACATTCTTGACGTACTCTGGAAGTCTTAACCGCTTCTTGCTTCTCTCAAATCCATCCTGTGTATTATTTACCCTTGTACCAGTCTCTAACAGCTTGTCGGAGTCTAGTAACAACATTCTTCGGCTATCGAATATCTCTGTTGTATTTCTGCTGTATGCAACATCTAAGTCTTTAAGTTCTTCTATCGCATCGTAGAAAATCGGCAGTCCTAAACTGCAATGTAAATCAACGTTGTTCGCCTGCGGTGTCCTTAAGACTGCATACAGACGTTGTCCGTTTAGGTTTGTAAGTCCTACATTTTCCAGTTCTCCCCTCCAAGGTGTCTCGTCTATGTCAATCGGTTTCCCTGTGTCGTTGGCATCCTTAGATGCATAGCAACGATTTGTTATCTGATACACGTCCTCGATGTACCTATGATACTCTAGTTTTGTGTAGTATGTCCTGCCATCACTGGAAATTTCTCTATGCACAAACACAATACCTTGAATCTCTCCATTGCTTTCGTCTGTTACAATAAAGTTCTCTGGCGTGATCAAGTCCACACTTGAGCCGTTAGGCTTTAATACTACTGTACCGTATGCACAGCCGTATTCTACGTGATGTCGTACCTGTTCCAGTTCCTTGTCTATCTGTTCCTGCAACCAATTAGCTCTTGCACTGCCATCTATCTCTATGCCTATTGCAAGTGTAGCAAGGCGTGCTGTCTCCGAACACACCGCTTTTGCAAAGTTGATAGTCTTTATATGCTCGTCCTTGTCTAACCAGTACGGAATGCCCTTATAGATGTACGCACATTTTTCTATAGCTCTCTGCATCTCTGGACTGGTAACAGTATCAATCTTAAATTCGTCTCTTGCCTTTTGTCTAAAAAGGTTACTTAATATCTCTTTCATTCTGCTTATTATACCCATTTATTCCACCGCTATCAGTTTAACGTTTCCGATTTTTGTTTCTATATCTCCTTGTATCAAATCGCTATTAATCGTAAGCCAAACCCCACCATCATGGATAGATATTTTTTCTATATCCTTGATGCCTAACATTACATTTCCAATTTGTATACAAGTTACATCTTTTAGATTTATCATCATTGTTTTTGTCTCCTTTACGCACTCTCTCCACGTCTCATGCTCATTGGACTTGTCGCATACCTTAATGCATCAATAAAATGATCGTTGCCGTCTGGATAGTCTGCTTTGATATCTCCGTTAGCATCTACCTCATGTTCGTATGCGATCACTTCCTCATACAGCCTTGGCGTTCTGGCAGGGTCTATGATTAATGTCCTGCACTGTAACCATTCATAAGAGTATTTACGACTACCCGGATATACGTTTGTTTTGTTTGCCACAAGTCCTGCATCTCTAAAGTCTAAGATGCTTTCTATCTCGTCAGCACCGCAGGATATAGTATAGTCGTTATATCCCTTATTAATAATCAACTGTGACATTGCCGTGTTTCGTATCTTCTGCCCACCAAGTTCGTCTATGCACAAGATTTTTTGTGATGCAGGCATATATGCACATCTGACAAAAGCTTTCGGGTCTGGATAGTATCCCCAGTCCTGACCTTGATAGATTCTTTCCTGTCTTGATATCTCTTCGTCCGTGATCGTGCGGATTTCTAGAAGCTCAAAGATGTTTGTTCCAAGTCCTACAGGGATTCCAAGATACTCATGCTTGTATGCTCGTTCGTTTGTCTTTTTCAGATATTCTGCATCGGTTATGAACTGCTTCCCTAGCCATTCCACAGGAACTGTTGTGTAGTCACTCTTATGTCTAAAGCTATCCTCTCTTGCTTCTGCTACATACTTATTTGCCCAGTTATTAACAGAGATTGGTGGGTTGAACGTCTTAAACACTACGAACTTAGAACCACCACGCAATACAGATTGTTGTACAGTTCTGATTTCTTCAATGCCTGCAAACTCATCTAGTTCCTCGAACCACAGGTATTTGATATATCCCTTTGCGACCTTGATAGACTTCGTTTTCTTTGCCTTGTCCAGTCCTCTATAGATTATCTTCTGCCCAGTCGGCTTATATATATGTTGTAGCGGACTCTTAGAAGATTCCCACAGATCACTTACACCTAAGGCATCTATAGCCCATTCTATCTGTTCATACACACTGTCCCTTAGGGTATTACCAACCTTTCGAAACACTGCCGCATTACTGTATTCTCCCACGTTTGCATCCTGCATGATCCCAAGTATGATTTCTACAGACACGAAAGAAGACTTAGTAGAACCACGACCGCCGTATAAGTCGTAATATGTATGTTTTCCGTCTTGTATATCCCAATGTACAGTATAAAAAGATGGGGCGATCACATCTGTCAAATTAACCATGCAACCGCTCCTTACTCTCTAGGAATATTATTTACTATTGTAATTCCCTCTGTCTTATTCTCTTCCTGCTTCTTGTCTGCATCCCAGTCTTTAAAATTATTTCTTAGTGCAAATTGTGCACCGTTCGAGCTGTCCTTATGAAACAAACTTTCTTCCATTTGTTCTTCAACTCTGCTCTTCGCACGCGTGATGGTGTCGTAAAACTTATCACTGTCTTTTTTATGTTTTTGATAATACAGCAGATCACTTCTGCCACTAAATCCTAATGCAAGTGCTAATCCTGTTATCGTAGGATGCTTTCTGTCTAAGATAATTGGATACCCTTGTTTGTTGTACTGCTGTTCCCCATTAATGACTAATGGTTTTCCCTCACAGCTTTCAAAGGATTCATCTATCTTCTTCTGCATTTCTTTTACACTTTTATATTTAGGCGGTCTTCCACCTGCTCCCATTGTCTCACGTCCTTTCGTTTGCATACACCTTTGTTGTCGGTCCTGCTGTCTTGTAATCATCACATACAGTCAAATATCTGTCTCTTATCAATCTCTTGCCGTTATCCTTAGTGCAGTACATAATCCCTCTGTCGTAGAGTGTGTTCTTGCATCCTGCACAACACAGGCTTCTATCTTCCATCCTGCACCTCTTTCTGGTACCTGCCACATACACACATATGACTACACTTAATATTTACAAGTACCACTTCCGTCTTATCCTCTGGGATAGCTCTTCTCTTTGTCTCTGTCACGATCTCGCAGTACACGCAATCGTTACAGCAATTCTTTAGTTTGTTATTAATCAAAAAAGACACCTCCCGACTATGGTTATTATCTAAGATAATTATATCATAGTAGGAAGTGCCTTTGTTTACACTCTTTTTATTTAATTTTTTTCTATCTTTCTATATTTTTTCCTGATCTGGTCCCCATGTGTCCCCAAATTTTTTCTTGTGTGCTTCGGCGTATTTGTTAAAAAATTCTTGATCGGAAGACAAACTTAATTCATATGCTACTTTTTCCCTCAAATCTTCATCCATTAATTTTAGCGCTTCGTCAAAATTTACTTCTTTCCCATGCTGGTTTTTTACATTCATCCACGTACCTCCTTTGTTTCTATACTCGTCTCTTTCTTTCAACAGCGTGTCAAGATTTACTTTCTCGCCCCGGTTAATCCGTGCCCTTGCGTTTCTGATCTGCGCCTGTTTGTTCCGGCAGTAATCACTGCAAGTATTGTTTGCGATTTTGGAATGAAATTTTTTACCGCAATACTCGCAAATTTTTTGCTTTTTGCTGTTCTTTTCCAACTTCTTTTTTGTCTGTTCTGTCTCTTTATTATAAGCACTTTTATATTCTTTTTGCAATAATAAGCCTGCTTCATGCTGACATTTTTCTGAACAATATTTTTGTCTGCCTGCCGTTACAATGTATTCATTGCCGCACAGCTCGCACTTATCGACACTCCCAAGCTTCCTTTTAGCGGTCTTTCCTTGCCTAAATCTTTTTTGCGCTTCTTTGGTTCGTATTTTTCTACACTCCGGACAATAAAAGGCTCTAGGACCGCCGGAAAACTCTTTGCCACACATCCTACACACTCTAATTCTCATTACATTAGATTTTCTTTTTTTCGCGCATTCGTCGCAATACAGTTTATCTGCACTACCGTAAAAAGACTTGCCACAATCCAAGCAAGCCTTTTTTGTTCTATATTTTTTCATTCGTCTTCGTCCTCTATGATATTTAAATATACCCGATGCCATTTATTGCCATTCTCTAATGCGTTAAATAACGGCTTATCATGTAAATCGTTTAAAACATCATCAACGGTGTAGCGATCGCCCCACGTTGTTTCTACCATCAAATCGCCCATGTAGTTTTCGTACAGGCTAAAGCTGTCATTTTCTGGTAACTCTACAATCACATCATCATAAATATCAGACTGCGGAGCCATGTAACTATAAACAGTTCTTTTTTCTGCTGCTAAAACGCCATAATTGGCGAAAATTTTAAATCTATTTTTCATTTTTATTCTCCTTCTATTCTTCGTAATCATATTCCCAACATCCATCAATTAAGACTTCATACCCTGTGGCATGATGTCCGTCATGATCAAATGGCATTTGTTCAAGCACATCCACGTCTTGAACATTGCAGTTCTTGTATTTTTCCCGCATTTCTGCGAGAATGTTTTTTTTCATTTCTTCCCATTCAGCACCGAAGGCTTCGGCACCGTAATAATACTCTCTTGTTTTCATTTTTCATTCTCCTTTTTTATATATTTTTTATTCTTCTTTTAAAATTTCCGTCATATCTTCTATCGCTTCCTGCTGCGTTTTATACTTTCGAAAAACTCCGAATGTATTCTTATACAGCAAGAAATACTTGTATCCCCACAAACTGTCGTCAATTCCTTCATTCGGATGATGTTCCGTGAAGTATATTGTATTTTTCTTTTCTTCTACGCTCCGTGCTAGCGCTTCCATTTTTGTTCTTTTACTCATAACTCATATCTCCTTTTCTTTTTGCTGATCTCCTTTAACTGTCTTTATCTTACCACATCTTTGTCCCTTTGTAAAGTGATATTTATAATTCTTTTAATTTTTTTTCGTCCTCTTCGTCTCTTACATATTCCAATATCTGCCCCGGTTGCATTTCTAAGATATTGCATACAGCATTTAAAGCCTTTAGCGTTATAGCTGTATCCTCGTTCTTTATCTTGTTTAACGTGTTTTGACTAAGTAAATTGGTAGTTTTAGCTTTATATGTAGTAAATCCTTTTCTTTTCAGTGCATCGTATACATCAATTTTGTACTTTAACATTTTTCATTACCTCCTATTTACTACATTATATATTATATAGTCTTTCCACGTCAAGAGAAATATTATCATAAAAAGTGACATTTTCTATTGACATAGCTATTGACCGTATTTATCATAGTATGTATAATTTATTAAAAGGGAGGAGTGGTTATTGTGGCTTTAAGAGAATGCGTTGTGTGTGGAAAGACTTTTGATGGGGCACCAAGTGCAAAATATTGTTCAGAAGAATGTAAAAGCGCACCACGATATACAAATGAATTTAATGGAGAAAAGTGGGGAAAATTAACTATCATAGATGCTTATAGAAAAAAAGGAAGAGTTTATGCCATTTGCAAATGTGAATGTGGAAACACAAAAACTGTAAGATACGATGCTCTAACATCTGGTCGAACTCAATCTTGCGGATGTTTTGCCGAAGCTAATTACTATAAACCATTTGACCTCGCTGGTAAAATTAACGATTATGGTTGTAAAGCAATTAAGCAAATAAGAGTTGGAAATCGGTATAAATGGGAGTGTGAATGTTCTTGTGGAAAGCACTACTTAGTTCCTGCCGGACTGTTTTACAAACAAATGTCTTGTGGTTGCTCACATCAAAGAAGTGCCAGAGAAAACCTCAAAAAGGCTGCGGAAACATGTGAACAAGGATATATAGAAAATACATCCATTATATCAATCAAGCCTAGAAAAATGTTACGGAATAACACATCTGGAGTTCGTGGTGTTAGTTGGGACAAAAATCGGCGAAAATGGGCTGCTACAATAGTATTTAAAGGCAAAACATACCATTTAGGAAGATATCATAATATAGAAGATGCAGCCGCAGTAAGAAAAGAAGCCGAAGATGCTCTCTTTGGAGATTTTCTTGAATGGTTTCAAGAAGTATATCCAGAAAGATGGGAAAAATTCAATAAAAAACCAAAGACGGATGGCAAATAATTGCCATCTTTATTATCATTGATATGAAAAAAGCACGACCTAGCCAAATGATCGTGCCCAAACTTCTAAAGTTACTGTTTATTCATTTTAAACTCCTTTAAATCCTGCAATTATCGCACAAAATACAGTTGATAACACACATACATAAGATGATAACATTGCAATTTTTAAAACTTTTTGTGTATTTTTATCATTTTTAAATTCCTGTAATGTACAATTTACTACCAGATCAACACAAAAAATTAATAAATATATAGCCGTTGTTGCTCCACATAGTACCAGTGATGTTTCTGCAATACCATACATCACTATAAATAATATATTGCTCACTTTTTAGCCATCCTTTCGTACATTTCGCAGGTACACGTTAGCCTGTTAACCTGTTGGCACTTTTCTAAATACATCTTATCCATATCTTTTATTGCCTGCGGTATTAGTCCTATATCTTTGTACTCTATAAGCTCTTTTAATGCTTTCACTATAACACGGTCCAACGGTGTTACAATATTAGCTTCATAAGCTTCTAATGCATTTCTGACATCATCAATATCTAATCGTGTTTCTTTTTCTTGCTGATACATCACATTTGCTCCTTTCCGTATAGTTTGTCGTATTTCTCGCAAATATTATCATATTCAGTCGCCATGAGATCAATTTTTTCTTGTCTTTTTTTCATCCCATTGATTTGATTGGGTGTTAATTCTGTTTCTTTGTACTGTATAAGCTCTTCAAATGCCATCACTGTTATTTTGTCCAATGGTGTTTCTACAATAGCTTTACGGGCACTCAGTGCGTTTCTGATAACATCAAGATTTAGATTCTCTGGTTCTTCAATCTCTTCCATTCTTTCAAACATCTCATACATCGTAACACCCAATGTTCCTGCTATAGTCATAAGATTAATGTGTTTTGGTTCTTTTTCCCCAAGTTCATATGCTTTAATATCAGTGACTGTATAACCGCATCTTTCAGCAAGTTCTTTTTGTGTCATTCCTTGTGCTTCTCTGGTTTTCTTTATTGCTTTAGCTGTACTAATCATTTTCTTCCCCTCCTGTTCCTGTTTAAAGCATTCCGTTTCATAAACTTTTCTTTTGATAACGACTTATAGTAAGGATTTTTCCTTTTGATAACGTTCTTCTCTTTTTCGTTTTTGGCTTGAAACTCTTTATAGCTGTCACATCTTGTGTGGCAATCCCAACTCCTGCCTGTTGCTTCTGTGCATCCTATACAAACACATTTCATAACATCACACTCCTTTTATATGCTTATTGAGTGGAAACGCATTAAAACTCGTTAAAAACGCATTGATAACGCATTAAAACTTGATCTCTATTCCTGTTTCGTTCTTAATCATGGATTGCAGGTCATGTACACTGACAAGACCTTTTTCGTAACATTCCTTTAGTTCGTTCATTTTATCAATCCATTTTCCAAGTCTGGCACCGCCAAATCCAAATTGGTCGTGTAGTGCCATCGTGCCCAATAAAAGAAATGCTGTATAACTGCTATGTATTAACTTATCTGCATCCCTGCGATTCTTAACCCTGCGTTGTTGTGCAGGTGCTTGTCTGTTATTAAAGTATTTACCGTTCATTTATATTACCTCTTTTCATTCTTAAATAGCCTGCTCCTGTCTTTGGTTTTTTCGGTGTGTTGTCTAATATTTCCTTGATAACAGCTTCTATTTCCTTTTTAGGCTCAATCTTATTAATATCTGGTCGTTCCCAAGCTCTTACACTGTTTACAAGTGCTAAAGATGGACTGTCATTTTCTTTTATCTTGTTATTCATTTATAACGCTCCTTTATAACTTGATAACCCTTTGTCCTCTGTCATATTGGCTAAGTATCTTGTCTAATGCATCTTCTGCTTTTTTATGTGTTTTGAATGATTGTATTATGTAAATAAATCCATTCATTAACTCACATTCTACATTTTTTTCACTTGCCCGAATTTCAAGAACATTATCAAGATTTATAATCTCTCTATCTTTTGTCATTATTAACACTTAAGTCCTCACTTTCTCCCCAGTCTAACTGATTCCCACACTCACAAACTTCTGTCCATTCCGCTACATAGCTTTTACATTTAGGACATCTGTATAACGCCACGTCTTTTCCTTTAAGGCTTTTGTGCCGTTCTCTTATCGGCAAACTGTGTAATATCTCTCCCATGTGTTCATAATCTTCTAACGTCATTGTGATCGTATCTCTTGCTTTAGCGGACTGGCAGAAGCCACTGCCTACCAGTCCTAAGAAAACACCTATGATAACAAGTAAGATTTTTAGTATCATTCTTTCATCTCCACTTCTTTATAGATATTCACTACGGTATCACTGACAACATTATCTTTTGTTAATTCAACCTTATATCCTTTATCTGTAATGTTTTTCACAAACTCTTTAAGCGGTAGCACATCTTTCATTGCATCTGGATAATATATTTTTGTTGCTTTTTTTAAAACTTTTACCTGCTCCACTTTCTCTCCTACCTCACACGTATTTTGTGTTTCTTGGTTAATTTGAATCGTCTCAGTAATCCTTTCTATACACGATTTCAATTCATCTTCTGACATTCTTGAAAAATCTTTTCTTTTACAATTATGTACAAACTCACATGAACTGTCACATATATTTTTGTTGCAATAATCTTCTAACGTATCTATCATCTGTTCTCTTGTCATTCCTTTACCTCCACTTTGATTCCATACAAAAATTCATAATATTCTTGTAACCCCTCGTTACTTAACCATTCAAACGGCATCCTTTTTACACATTTTTTATAACATTTGCATTCTTTGCATGGTGTGCCAACAGGGTCGCAGTAAGCAACTATAGCTTTTTCCACTTCACTTCTTGTCATTTTTTTAGGTTCATATCGTTCCATAGTAATCTTCATATCAACTTCTCCAACGATACGTCCTGCTTTTTCGTCTTTTATATATGCCTTTTCTCTGTCGAAACTTACGCTTAATTGCATAGCAGGAATATTTGACTCTTTTATGCAATTATATAAGTGGCTTTGAAATCTCTGTGTTATTATTTCATTTATTGTTATTGTTTCATTTTTAGTCATTCTCCCACCTCTAAATCTTTTGCAAGCTTAAATCCTGTTCTTCCAACATTTCTAAGATTTTCTTTAATTAGCGTCTTTTTCGGTGTCCTGTTTCTGTAAGGTTATTAATATTCATTTTTCCAACTCCTTTGATATTCCAAATATTTTTTTAATGCCACTTCAAGGTCGTTATCCTTTAAATACCAATTATCAATCGAGATCACGTTTGTTAACTTGTTATATATTAATCCGCTTCTTTTTGAAGTTTCCTCTAATTCAATTTTAAGTTGGATGATAGTATCATGTTCCTTTCCAATAGTTTCAATGTCTAAAACATTGTTTGCTGTCACATTGTTAAGACACCGCATAACGTTTTTTAAAAGTTCTTCTGCACCCTCTGCTTCTTCCCACTGTGGTTTAAAAAAATATCTAATTGTTTTTTCATATCGTTCCGTATACTCAATGATAAAACAATCATCTAATTTTCTTAATTTGTCTGATTTTACAAACTGTTTTGTTATTTTATTATAAATTTTCATTTCTGCTCCTTTCCTGTCCATTCTCTCCCCTGCCGTTAATAGCAGGGGAAATCATGACTTATACAATAGCTATATTGTACTTATGCGTTGCTAGGATTCTTTTATTTAGTTGTCGTGTGGTATACAAAAATCCTGTGCAACAAGCCTTTTCTGGCTTGAGTCTCTGCCTAATAAAAAATGAAAAATGGAAGAATCTGAAAATACAAAAAAACATTATTTACAGTTACTTAGGCAGAGAATCAAACCAGAAAAGTATTATTTAGTTTTTATTTCCAGTAGACAGCACTGGATGTAACATGAATACCTCTAGGTTTTCTTTTGTTACGTTGCTGTTCTGCTTCAATTTCTTTTCTTACTTCATTTCCAAATTTTTCTGTCCAAAATGTAATCAAATACTCTGGAATCTTAAACATTTGTGAGCAAGATTTTGACGTATTGTTTTTTGTCAGTCTTGTCTTTACTACCATTTTTATATAGTCACGAGAATATGGGGCGTTTTCTTCTTTGTCTTCATCTAAATTCTGTTTTTTCCATTTAAAGAGGGTGGATGAATCAATACCGTATTCTTTCGCAACGCTCTTTACCTCATGTCTTGCGTTACTTTCCGCAACAACTTTTCTTTTAAATTCTGTTGTGAATTTCTTATATCCCATATCACACCTCTTGCATCGTTAGTTGTGTATTGATTTCTTTTTGTGAAAGAAATTTGTTGATAAAGTACTGTTGCCCTTTGCCTGTTACCTTAGTTGTTTTTCTAATCTTTACCGTACCATCTGGATTTGTGATAGTTCTTTCCTCGATCCAGAACAGTTTCATTTCCATTGCTTTTTGCGTTGGCATATTCCAATCAATGCCTTTTCTTTTGATTAGATAACCTTTTTCTCTCATCCACTGAAAAAGCTTGTTCTGACCAATATTAATTCCTTTTTGTTTTAAAATCTTTGCCAGTTCTCCAACCAAGATATATGTATCACTTGCCGTAACAGCATCCGCAAAAATTTCTTTTGGTCGCATTCTTTCGTTGTCTTTAATCAGTGCCGTGTTACTTGCTTGTAAATCTTCTATTGTCTTCTGTGCTTCTAAAACTGCTAGTGCTAATAATTCTTTACCCTGTGGGATATGGTCTGCAATAATCTGCTCCATTTCATGAAATTTATTAATATACTTAGCTGTAAACTCTGTACCTTTAACTCCTGTCAGCTTATGAGCAATAAATTCGCACCCTTTCTTTGTTATTTTGTAACATGGATATTTTTTCCCACGGTTAGTATATTCTGTTTTTTGAAAGAAATCTGGCGGAGCAATTTTGCTCTGCGAAAATTGTTCTTCATATCTGCGAATGTCTCTAAGCAATTCTTTATGCTCTTTTCCAACCATATCTGCTACATCTAAACTACTAATTGTCTGTTCAATCTGTTTCATTATGTATTCCCTCCAAACTGCTTTTCTAATAGCTGTTGCTCTAAATTATCAAAGTCATAGTCTCTCTCGCACTCTAAAACACTTGCAGGATTCCGCTGTGGCTTCGATTCTGGTGGTTTCTCGTAGTTCTCGTCAAGGTAGTCCACGTAACCCGAATTGAAGAATGTTGAACCATTCTGTGGCTTTCTCCACGAAGCATCCTGTTCCAATCCGTCAAGGTATCGTTTCAATGCCCTCTGTATGTGTTTCTCTCCTATCTGGTACAACACTTTTTTCTTAGCATCGGATACCTGCCCCTTACCACGTTTATTCGGGTACTGTTTCCAGAGTCTTTCAAAACATTCATTTATTGCTTTTTTGTTCGACTTTTCGCAATTTTCTTTTGATTTCTCGCAATTTTTCTTTGCGTTTTTGTCTGTTTGTTCCATTTTTCGTTCCACTGGTTGTTCCATTTTTGTTCCATTTTCAACCACCGTGTTTTCCTCGGTAGTTGCTTCTGCAACTTGTCCACAATCTATGTACTTCTGATACTCATTTACTGTGTATATCGTGTATTTATTTGTGCTTTTTGTGGATATGTACCCAGTGTCCTTTAGTTTCTTTAGTGCTGTTCGGACCTGCGATTCTGTCAATCCTGTCTCTGCACTGATTCTTGTTATAGAAGAGACAAATTGTCCTGCCTTAATTTCTTTTCCACAGTACCGTTTATCCTCTAAATTCGTATGTAGCAGGCAGTGGTAAAACAATCTAAATACATTTATATTTTCATACCATTCCCAGTCTGTATTTATATTTATGTTCATTCACTGCCCTCCTGCTTAATATTTGTCTCCGTCTTCGTAGATTGTTATCTCGATTCTTGGATTCTTTGCATCGACCTTTATCCAGTTAACGATACCTACTACCTGTTTCTGACCATCGTTTGGGAACACTCCTGCTTCTACCAAGCTATCTAATATGTACTTAATAGCCGAAAAAACATTGTCTGGATCACGTCTTTTATTCTTTTCATACCACTTAATTTCCAGAATCACTGGAAATTTTATTTGCTTTTTCTTTAGCCATTGTGGTATGTATGCCTTGCAAATTTTTTGATTGTTTTTTTTGCATCTGGCACCTTTGTAGGGATTGGTCCTGTTTGCATAAATAAAAGTGTTAAGTCCGTCAAGTCTTCCTTGGATTGTGTATGTTACAGCCATGATTTCCCAAACTCCTTTCTGAACTCTTCCCTGCTACCGATATGCTCTTCATAATATGTTTGAGCCATCGTCTTAAGCTTTGTATCTATGTCTCCATTTTTTCTGTTAAAATGTACACCGTTCGGATGATAGTCTGGTCTTAGTGGTACGACAAATCCATATTTTTCGCTTTTCTTCCTATTAGAACCACCGAAAATATGATGTCTTTCCACTATGTAAGAACCTGTGTAAATGCAACAGTCCATATTTTCTGTAAATACACTAGTTAGCTTTTTCAAGTTTTACTCTCCACCTTTCTTCCATTTCTTTTATCTCCTGCGGTGTTGCTGTCTCAATTCCAAGCTCTTTTGCTTCTGCAACAGTTCCTTTTATCAGTTCAGACATTTCCTTTGTGTCGTAGGTATGACTCCCACGCATTACCAGATTGATTCTGAACAACTTACCTGCCTTATTGGTAGTTGTCTGTGTAGTCGGTTGTAAGTGGCAAAATTCAAGGTCGTACACTTCTATATCGTTATCCAACGGAAGTGATACAAGAGAACTGTTTATGATCTCATGCTGTCCGTACTCTGCTATGAGTTTGTTCTTTATATATACCTTGCTGTTGTCCGTTACTTCTGCAATCTTCCCAACAAGTACATGAAAGTATGCATTGGCATCTAAAGACCTACCATCACGATATTGAACAACCTTAAGCCGACATTCTTTATCTTTCAGTCGGTCATATTCCCCTCGTATGTCTTTTTCACATACAAGGGAAATAACCTGCTTACCGCTTTCAAAATCAATGGATATATCATGGATTCTTGCTTTAGTTTCCATCTAATCAGCTCCAAATCTTTCTTACATTAGCCTTATCTTTATTAGAGACTATATATTGATATTCTCCCTCAGTAATTTCTGAAATGGATTCATGATGATAAGATGCAAGAATCTTGTTAATATCAAATGCCATTTCATCACACAGACTCAAAAGTGTGTCCTGTTTGATTTTTGAAATCTTCATACCTCTGATTGCTTCTGCGTTGTTATCATCTGTCTGCTTGTCCGCTCTTGCTTTGCGTTCTTTTTGATTTTCGTCCGTATCAGCATCTTTTGTATCATCCAGTAAGAAGATTCCATTTAAGGCATATTTCCTTGCGTATGATGAAGCCGTTCCTGTTATCTGGGAATCATCCATTCCCTTTTTATTAAGTGCTTCTCTTGCAAGTGCTGTTGTTACTACACTTGCTTCTGTTTCAATGTCCTGCACCTTTACCGTTGCTTTTACATAGACACGATCGCCAACCGCTATTACATCGTCCGTTATGTACATTGCAAGCTTCTGTTCTTCCAGAAGTGGTTTCACAGCTTCTAAGATTCCCTCTGCGTTGCGGTACATATACCCACCGAATGAGTTTCTTAGATTTTTTGGTGCTTTCAATGTTGTCTGAATCTTCATCATCTTTTCATGTATTGTCATGTTATCTATCTCCCCTCTGGTTCATATTCTCCGTTATATGGAATTGCATTTCCCTGCTCGTCGCATTCTTTGTCACTGCATACATCGTCAAAAAATGCTTCTCTAAGTTTTAAGAGTTCATCCATATTGTTTTCCAGTACATCCCACATATAGTCGATGAACCACTCTCTATCTTCTTCATTTCCTTTTATTCTCTTTTTGATATAATCGTCTGCATCTTCCATGGGGATTACTGTTCCGTATTCATTTGTGTATCCTGTGATAATCATGACTACTCACACTCCTTTGCTTCTTTAAGAATCTCTTCTACGTCAAATTCCTTTTCCTGTGGCTCTTCTTCCTGCATTTTTTCTTCTAACATGCTAATCAGTAATCTAGTGGTTGCCATGCACATCACATTTTCCATAAATACCAGTGGTTCTGAGTTGTTAGAAAATCTATCATTTAAAACCGAACCCGAAACAGTAGCTAATTCATCTTTACTGTACGTCCAACAATCTCCGCAAAAGATGTTTCTAATTACTTTTTCATAGTAGTCTGTCAACACTGTTGCTACCTTTTTGTCAGCTTCTGCGTTTTTTTCCTCTGTTACATTCTCTTGTCGTGTGTTGTTGATTCCATCAACGATAATATTTTTAACCGCATCCTTAAACTCTTTTTTTGTAATAATCATTGTCACATTCTCCTTTTCCTGCTATAATCGGTTTATATGTATTTATACAAAATTACATTTTTTCAAACTGTTAAGCACTTTAGACCTGCACGTCTGGGTGCTTTTTTTATTTCCATCCTTTACGCTCCATTTCGATTTCTGCCAGACCTGCGATTGTACAGACTGCCATGAATACAAACGGTGTGATTCCTAGACCTGTTAAAGCAAGTCCTAAAACCATAATTGCTGTTCCTGTTCTCATATCATTTCTCCTCTCAATGCTCTGTTTTCTTCTCTTTGTTTCCTTGCTCTCCATTTCTCAAATAACTCAGTGTCAAAGAAGATTGGAGAATTTTTCTTAGCACCTTTTTGTGCAAAGTCTTGTCCACGTTCCCGATAAGCTTCATCCAGAAACGACCTCGGGAACCCCATCTTAACAAGTTCTCCCATCTTCATGACTGCTTTCGGGTATTCCATCTTTACTCCTTTCTCTTACTTTCCTGCTACTGTATCAATGTACTGTCTGATTTTTTCCATCGAATTTAACTTTCTGCCGTTAACTCTGACGACTGCGTCCGCCTGTTGTGCTATTGCTTTAGCGGTTTTTCTTCCAACCCCTAACACACAACGTAACTCTTCATCCGTCACTAGTAATCTGTTTTTTAGTACTTCTGTATCATTGCTTGCATACTTTGTTTTTTCCAACTTTGCCTCACTTTCTCCGCTTCTTCCTGCGGTAGTATCCTCTTTTCTTCATTCCTGCCTGTCTGAACGCCACTTTCTTGTATTTGCCGTTCTTCTTGGCTTTAATTCTTTGTCCCATTCTCTAAGTCTCCATCAATATCGGTGTGATAGTTGTTAACTCCGCTTCCGTCCTGCTGAACGTATTCATATGAGTTGAACACATATATCCACACTGTATTTGTCGTAACCAATGCAATGAATGTAATTAACCAGATTGCAAACCATCTTTTTGCTGTCCGTTTACTTTGCTCAATTACCTCTGTTGCAAAGTATTCTTCTAAGTCTTTCCACTGCTTTGTTTTATCTTCCATTCCGCACCTCTTTCTTGCGGTGTTAAAAAAATTGTGTTATAATTTCCTTACCGCTAAGCTATGGTTAGTGGTTACATTCGCCCTGTGTGGTAGTTCTAGTACCGCATGGGGCATTTTTATTTCTTTCGTGCTTCTCTTCTCTTTTTACTTCTGTAGTTGTCGATTAATACAGCTGTGATTTCAAATGCAATTACTCCTACAGCTCCTACAAATATTCCTAATTGAAATGGTGGAATATACATTTCTGTACTCCTTTCTGTGTTATAATCTCCTTAGGAGGTATACTATGTCTAAAAATCCTTTACCGCATCTTGATAAACCAGATGAAGAAACCATTGATAAAATGAAATCTTCTGACTATTCCAAAAATCAAAAGGTTCAAGATGAAATTTTAAAATTTTTAGAAAATGATAAACAGCTTATCAAAGCAATTCGTAAAGAATGGTTATGGACTAAAGGTATGGTCCTTATCAATACTGCTTTAGCTTTTATTTCTGTTGTCATTGCTTTTATTTCGCTATTAGTAGATATACATAAATAGCAAGCATTACTATCATCAAAATCAATGTAGCAAGCTTTATGAAGAAGAGAGTTCTTAAAAACATTAAGTCTCTCTTTTTTTGTTTTCTCGTTCTGCCGTAATTTAGGTAATAGAACAAATCATCAAAATTCATATACACCCTCTTTTCTGCTATCTTCTAAGCTTCTTTCCTGTGTTGTTCATGCTGTCCTTAATTTCATCTACTCTTTTTTCAAGGACGGATACTCTCTTTGATAGCTTTCTCATTTTCTTTTTCTTCACTGCTTGTCCTCATCTCCTATCAACTCATCAACGGTAACCTCTAAGATATTTGCTACCTTTTTCAAATTTGCAACACTCGGTACACTGTCATTCCATTTAGAAATTAAACCATTCCCAAGTTCTGCTTTTTTCTCAACGTAGGTAATTGACATACCTTTTTCTTCGCAAATCTTTTTAATTTTGTCATAAATATACAATTCCTTGCTCTCCTTTCTTTATTTCTTAGAAAATATTCAGTATTTCCATTGACTTTTTGCAGAAAATATTCTAATATTAAATTACCACATAAAATACAGATTTTTTTCTGTGATCGCTTTCTGTTTTTACTGAAAGTTTTCTGTGCTATGCTTTTACTATACAGAAAACTTTCTAGTTTGTCAAGCGTTTTACAGAAAAAGTTCTGTAATTTTTAGAAAGGAGATTCTATGACTATTTATGAGCGAATTGAAAGCCTTAGGAAGTCAAAAGGATTATCACAAGGAAAGCTTGAAAAACAACTAGGTTTTTCTAATGGTTCAATTTCAAAATGGAAAAACAGCACCCCGAAAGTTGAGAGATTGCAAAAGCTCGCTGACTTTTTCGGTGTGTCTGTTGAGTACCTCATGACAGGAAAGGAGGAGGACAAAAAAGAAAACAGTGTAATAGACATCAAAGACGAACTGGAGAGAATGAGAGATTTACTTAAAAACAGGACTAGACACCCTATCTACTACGATGGGGAAAAACTTGACGATGAATCTCTTGATGCGATACTAGCCCAGTATGAAATGTCACTTGTATTTCTTGCACAGAAAAAGAAGTGAAGAAAGGATATGGATGTATGAATCATAATCAAATTAAATCCATTGTATACAATTTGATTAAAAAATACGAAACCAGAAACCCTGTTAAGCTTGCAAAAGAATTAGACATAATCATCCAGATCGGGGACTTAAAAAAAATATCTGGTTGCTATTTAAAGATTCACGAAAGAGATTTTATTTACATAAACGAAAAATTATTAGACAACGAAAAAAAGTATCACGAGGTCTTAGCTCACGAGCTAGGTCATGCGGTTCTGCACAAAGAAGATTTTTATTTCTTCTCATTCGGCAAGAATTGTTATGAGAACTCTATCGAACAAGAAGCACAGACATTTGCTTCTGAACTATTGATACCAGACGAAGTGATACTTGAACACAAAGATTATACAAAAGAGCAACTTGCAATGCTGACAGGATACACCCCTCAGCTAATTGCATTCAAACAGCTCTAATGTTTTTCTTTTTTTGTTTTATTTTTTTCTTTTTAATTAAATATAAATATTAATTATTATAATACT